TATACGGCTTTTCAATGTATTGATTTGTGTTGGACCTTTATATTCTAATTTTTTGATAGTTTTTGGTGTTCCTGTTTTCTTATCGATTTTTTGTTTACCTTTCTTGTCTAGATCAGGTAACACCACTCTATGCACTAAATCGCTAAATAACGCTCTATCAACTACAGACGAGTGCTTTACTTTCTTGAAGTCAATTTTCTTTTCTTCTGCTGACCTTGCACCTTGACTAAAATTGAATACGAAGTTTTTGGGTTTTTCTGATAATGCTATATTTGCGATTTTGGTGTAAGCATAGAAATCTACTTCTGGAAATTCTTTTGCTACAGAAAATGCTAAGTCCTTGTAAGCAGGACTAAAGAAGTCACCAGCATCATGCCAGCGTATAACTACCTGTGTGTTCTTTTTCTTATACTTGTCATATGCTTTTTTGATTTCAGACTTAAGCATTTCTTTCCAGCCATTTGGGTCATTGACCAAAAAGTTCAGATTTCTAGTCATATGTGTTGATGGTGGACTGTATTGTACATATCCTCCCTTACCAACAAAGCAATAATTAATACATTTACCTGCTCCAGGACAAGTATTGATTATGATGAATTCGTTAGTTTCTTCGTCAACTGCTAATCCTACAATTGCAGGTAGTCCTATGTTAAAGAATATACTGCTACTACCATCGCTATGTTTCATCTTATCATTTTGTTTTAATATATAAGTTGGGCGAACAGTGAACATTTCTTTTAATGCTTCCAAATCATATTCATAACTTGGAGTTCCCGATATAGCGTCTACTTGATCGCCCTCTTTGGGCTTATAGACTAAACTGATATTGCTGCTATGTACATAAGGGAATTTTGTTTTATCTTTTGCTACTTTTTGTTTTTTAGCAACTCTATCAGCATAAGAACGAAACTCTTCTTCTCCTGGTTTTCTATAGGTAGCACCTAAAAATTTTGGAGTCTTTTCTTCTTCTTCTAACTCTTGGTCTTTAGAATGTTTCTCTACATAATCAGATAATGGCATGATTTTCATCTTTTTGAGCAATGACTCTTTTATGGATGAAGTATCAGTATTCTCATTTATGATGTCCAAAAGTTTACGAAATTCCATGATTATTCTCTCAGTGTTATTTTAATTCTTTTTCAAGTTTGGCTTTTATGTTGTCAGGAACAAATTGCATAGCATCTGGATTGTTTTCTACTGCTGCTTTACAAACATCATAATCTTTGAATTTGTCGGGTACAAATATCAAACTAAAGCCATCTTGCTTTGCTGCGTCATAGCACATTTGTTTGGTTTTGGCTTTATCAGGAATGTCTGCTAAATTTTCCCCGTTTTTCTTAACGGCTAGTTCTGCGATATCTTCAACTCTTTGTTCTTCTGGTATCAGATTAATTCTAGGACTGTTGCTTCTGCTTATGTAGTCATTAATCATGTCATTTGTTTTCAAATTGTTGTCAATAAAGGCAAAAGCGTCTGGGTTTAACGAATAAGCATATTGTTGAATTTCGGGGGTTTTTCTAGGTTGCGGAACTTCTTTTAACATTAATGGGTCTTGGTTCAAGACATACAGCCATAATTCATTAGTTTGCGCTTCATCTGGCAAATCTAATATTATTTTTGGATTAGCTGCTAGCGCAGTTTTCACCAATTCATCATATTTAGGAATGTTGATGTTAACGAATTCTATAAGTTTTGGATTCTTTTCTAATAGTGATTTATTATATTCATAACTGTTCTTATATTGCTTAGGAGCCATGCGCAATAATGCACCTTTTTTAAGTATTGCTTGTGTCAATATTTCTTTATAATTAGGTAAATCTAATGGTGCAAAAACAATATATTCTGGGTTTCTAGCAACAATTTTTTGATATTGTTCAACGCTACTGTTGTTCAATAGTTCAAATACTTCAGGCTTATTTCTGCGCAAGAAATTTCTAACATCTGGACTATTTCTAATAGTATCGCTTGCTGCAACTATTTCTAATGGATTGTAATTTAATTGCCCTAATACTAATTGTGGTTTTTTACTGAATACTACATCTTGTAATTCGGGTGTCAAGTCAAATATACTAAAATTCTCTGATGGGGCATATCCGCCGCTTTTTATGTTTTTGATTTTGTCATTCAATAGCAAATCTACAATGGCTCTGTGAAAATTAGCAGTTGGCTTTTTATTGCCCTTGGCTTTCATTTCTCCCAAACTACCTTCACGGTCAAGTATGAAAGTAAGATAAACACGATTAGCAGGGTCTCTAAAACTTAAAATTCTTTCAGATGTAGCCGACTTACCTGCGACATTGCCGCAGTGTTTACCGCTACGGCCCTCTTCTGGGCAATATGGTCTGTCAATAAACCACCAGTTGAATCCATTTGGGTATTCGATAAGTTTATAGTCACCTTTTTGAGGTTCTACTCCCTTTTCAGTGTCTTGCTTAGATTTATGGGCTCTTTCTAAATCGTCTAGTTCTTGATATAATTGGTCTGTAGTTTTATTCTTATCAAAAATATAGTTTTGTATTGCAGGAATATTCTGTTGCAAATAGTGTTCTAGTTTGGTTTTTATCTCTTGGATTTTACTTTTAGTTTCTACCATCTCAATTTCGTCTTCCATGGGTGTTTTGTCTAACATAGACTTTATAGTAGTCAAGTACCAAACAGCCCTGTCTTGTCTCTTTAACATGTTTTTAGCAAACAAAATCTCATTTGTAAAGTTTGGATACTTTTTGGTTAACCCAGATATCATCGCATCATATGCTGCTTCTGTTAGTAAAAAATTAAATGCTCTCACAGTAAAATCCTCTCATTTTCTATGGGTATTGACTTAATACCTAATATGTAGTAGTATTTATCAAATATGACATTCAATAGTAACATTCGTAGGGTTGGTTTTGCTTGCAAGTGGGCAGAAATCAACAAAAAGGGAGAGATTGCTAGTACTGAGGGACTCAATACTGGTGGCACTACCCATGCATGGGCAAAGCGCCAATCTTCAAGAAAGTTCGTTGAAGATAAACTGATAGAGATTGCTAAAACCAACATTAGCAATACACACAACCTCGTCAAGCGTGTGGCAAGTCTAGAACCTGAACTACGCATGGTCCGTTTGACTAGTGATATGCTCAGTTTCTATACCATGGACGAGTATGTAGATTTTTGGAAATCTAGGGAAGTACAAGATAGTCTGGCTCGTTGGATGGCTCCTATCGGTGAGACTGCTCGTAAAAATGATGTTCGGTTGAGTTTTCATCCCGACCAGTTTGTTGTGCTTGCTAGCGACCGTGATGAAGTAGTCAAGAAAAGCATTGAAGAGTTTGAGTACCATACTGATATGGCCCGTTGGATGGGCTATGGTAAACAGTTTCAAGACTTCAAAATCAATGTTCATATCAGTGGTCGTCGTGGTCCACAGGGTATTATTGATGCTTTGAGCAAACTATCACCCGAAGCCCGTAACTGCATTACTATCGAAAACGACGAAATCAGTTGGGGTATTGAAAGCAGTTTGGAACTTAAAGACCATCTTGCATTGGTCCTTGATATTCATCACCATTGGGTAATGACAGGTGAGTACATCCAACACAATGATGACCGTATCAAACAAATTATCGATAGTTGGCGAGGTGTTCGCCCTGCTATGCATTATAGTGTCAGTCGTGAAGACGGTGTCATAGACCGTAATGTAAACACACTGCATGACCATAAGGTATTGCTAGAAAGTGGCTACAACAAGCAAAAGTTGAGAGCGCATAGTAATTATTATTACAACAAAATGCTTAATGATTGGGCTTATACCCACTGGCAGTGGGCTGATGTTATGTGTGAAAGCAAAGCCAAAAACCTTGCTAGTTTCCAGTTACATGAGTATTGGAAAAAAAATTATGATATATCTACCTAGATAAGTAATATTATGAATAAAAAGACCAAGAAAGTTCCAAAAAAGCAGCAGAAAAAAACTACCAAAAAACCTGCCAAAAGTGTAAATAAAGAAAAATTATTGGCTACAAAAAACAATCAGCCTTATGTAAGCATATTGTCTGTTGACATAGACCCAAACGATATCAATAACGGAAGTTTTGAATTAGACTGGAATGATAAGTTTGTTATAGACTTAATCAAAGCAGGATACAAACTTAAACCTACAGACACAGATAATGAAATAGTAGACCGTTGGTTTCAAACTGTATGCCGCAACATTGCACTGGAAGTATACGAACAAGAAGTTGCCGATCCAGACAAACGCTTAAATGAATTAAGAGTTATCAACCGTAGAGATTTAGGCAATGGTATGGCGGAAATTTCATAATATCCATATCTTTTGATATCAGTATTTTTTTATATTAAAATATTTGTCTATTATAGGAAATTCTATGGACAAAACATACCGTTATATCAATTCTAGGCCAATAGTCATCATAGGTAAAGGCAAATTTAAAGGGTTACCTCGTTGTATTTTGCCTGGTTGCCAAAACCCAAGAAAAATACTTAGAAAAGAACTTGATAACACTATCGTTCGTTCTAATGTATGTTTAGACCATGAAAACACAGACCTAATAACTTTTTTCAGCGAATATAGAAAGTTACAGTTAGAAAAAGAATTGAAGATTGCAAAAAATGCAGGCTTCGATAATGTTTACGAACACCGTAAACATAAAATGCTTAAGATGGCCAACAAAGCAGGGTTCAATACTATATCTGAATATAGCAAACACAAAGAACTATTAAGAGCCAAAAAACGCGGATTTATATCTACCACCGAACTAACCAAATCAGTAGTCAAACAAACAGCAACTAATTTTGGCTTTGCATCTAGAAAAGAATACTTAAAAGTAAGAAATTCTGAAAAAGCCAAAAAATTAGGCTTCAAAAATTATTATACTTACAAAAAGTCTAGAAGAAAAATCGTAAATGAATGAAAAAGAATAAGAAATATACAATAACTCATTTGGGGAAAACACTACATACTGACCATTATTGCGATTTACCTGTAGACAAATGCTTAAAACTCAAACAAGACTATTACGCTAAACCAGATTTTGAAGAAGTAAAAGAAAATCTAAAGTCAGTAAAAGAAGGAGGCACGGTACTAAGTGCCATTACCGGTTATTATGTAAAAGACCTTATGAGTAAGGTCAAACTAGAAAGTCCAAGATGGACTATAGAAGAAGTATTTGAATCTATAGATTTAATCAGATACTTTTGGAGCAGAGTGTTAGCAAGCGATAAAGTTTATCCAAAATCACATTCTGACATTAAAAATTTCGAAACAGCATTGAGGATTTCAGGTGGCGGTGTAGCCATGAAACCATCGAATTATCCTATAAAGTCGGTAGATTACATTTTAAAGCACTACAATATCAACAACAGATATTACGATTTTTCTTGTGGTTGGGGTGTAAGGTTACTGGGTGCAATGAGAAACAAAGTCGAATATTATGGAACAGACCCCAATAACCTTTTGGTAGAACGGTTATATCAGATTGCCAAAGACTACGACGAAGTAAACCATACAGTTTCTAAGTATGATATACGGTGTCAAGGTTCTGAAATTTATATTCCAGAATGGAAAAACACAATAGGGCTTGCTTTTAGCAGTCCTCCTTATTTTAATTTGGAAGATTACAAGATCGGCAACCAATCGTATAAGCCGGGAGTATCATATCAAAGTTGGCTAGATAATTATCTGACACCTACTTTAAATAACATCAAAGAATATTTGATTGACGAAGGCAAATTATTAATCAACATAAAAGATTTCTTAGAATACAAACTAGTTGACGATACTAAAAAAATAGCAGAAAACTTAGGTTTTCATTATGTTGAATCGTTCACACTCAAAAATATCACAAGACCAAGTGCTAAGATTGATTTGAACACTGATGAAAATATCATGGTGTTCAGTAAAAATATCACTAATCCTACAGGCATTAGTCTTTTTGACTTCGGGTGATTAGTCATTGATTTATAAAGAATTTTAGTTATACTTACTAGATAAGTATTAATTAAAATGAGTAAAAACAATTCTACTAGGCAAATAATAGAACACGGATTTCATAAAGGATTACCCAAGTGTGTTATAGAGGGTTGCAACAAACCCGGTCAACATACCGGCCATTATAGAAAAGACGGTACTGTAGTATATAGAAAACTCTGTGATGCGCACCATGCAATTAGATATAACATGGATGGCGGATATACACTACACAAAAAAGATTATTGCGAAAATACCGACGGTAGATTGGGTTTTATTTGCACTACTACCATAGTTGATAGTTGTCAACTTGATGTTGACCATGTAAACAATAATCATAATGACAATAATGTTGAAAATTTAGATACATTATGTAGTTGCTGTCACAACTATAAAACAAGATATTTTAGTAAGTATGAGGTTCTTACCGATGTAAGAACTGTTTATGAAAATAATAAGCAAAAAGTTACCCAAAATACTTGCTAACACATGCCCTATTTGTTATGATAAAAGTTGGTATACTATTTTTAGGGTTAAATCATGAAATATGCACTTATCGACTTAGCAAATACATACTTTAGAGCCCGTCATGTGGCTAGCCGTAATAGCACGACATGGGAAAAAGTGGGCATGGCATTGCATTTGACCATGTCCAGCGTCAATCAAGTTGTACGCAATTATTCAATCAACCATGTTGTATTCTGTCTTGAAGGTCGCAGTTGGCGCAAGGATGTGTATCCTCAATACAAGGCACATCGCAAACTTGCAGAATCAGCACTTACTGAAAGTGAACAAGAAGAAAATCAGATGTTTTGGGAAACTTATGAAGTGTTTACCACTTATATTAAGGAAAAGACTAACACTAGTGTACTACGCGATCCAAACGCAGAAGCCGACGATTTGATTGCAAGATTCATTCATCTACATCCTAACGATGAACATTATATCATCAGTAGTGATACCGATTATGTTCAGTTGATTGCAAATAATGTCAAGCAATACAACGGCATTACCAATCAACTGATTACACTTGATGGATACTTTGATGACAAGGGTAAGCCAGTCAAAGACAAAAAGACAAACGAACACAAGACTTTGGGCGACCCTGAATTTCTTCTTTTTGAGAAAATCATGAGGGGTGATAGCGGAGATAACATCTTTAGTGCATACCCCGGTGTTCGCACTAAGGGTAGCAAAAACAAGGTTGGATTGATTGAGGCTTTTAGTGACCGTAATAAGCAAGGGTTTGCATGGAACAACATGATGCTGCAAACTTGGTTAGACCCTGACAACAATCAAAACCGTGTTAAAGAATTGTATGAACGAAACAAGTTGTTGATTGATTTGAAGGCACAGCCCGAAAATATCAAAACACAAGTAGATAATACCATTCGCACTAGTGTTCGCATAAATACTATTCCGCAAGTAGGCGTACACTTTATGAAGTTTTGTGGCAAGTACGAGTTAAACAAAATCAGTGAACAGGCTAATACTTATGCTAATTGGTTAAACTCGCCGTATACCGGCGAACTTACACAAGGAGTAAAAAATGAACAGGTCTAAAGTTTATAGTAATTCAAAAGAAGAACCTGAGGTTCTTTTGTGCAAAGATTGTGTACATAGTCGTTTGCCTTTACATTACCGCATTTTTAATACTCTATTCCTATGGGCCAATTCGTCATTTGCTGCACAATTTGAAACCGGTGAAATGCGTTGTCGTAAGGTTCTATATACTGAAACTAGTGATAGAGACAATTTTGTTACAGGACCAAATGTTACAGTACTCAAAAACATTTATTGTAGACATGAAAGACAGGAAAGCCTGACTGTTAATAGTTATGGTAATGCACAATGCGGTAAAAAAGGTAAACTTTGGTCTCCTAAAAAGAAAGAAGATATTTTCAAATTACTAAAGAGGTAACTATGAGTGAATTAGTAGCAAAAACGATAGTCAAAGACCAATATTGGGTAGTAACTGATGGTGAAAAGAAAGTTGGCAATGTATTTGCTGTAGGCTCAGAATATAAAGTTGTCTTAAATGGAAGTACATTGGTATTCGATAATACAACAGACTTAAAGAAGAAAACAAAAATCATTTTTGAACCTTTAAAATCTAATAATTCAAAGGTTCAAATGCCCTATCCAGAATATCCTAGACCCGAAAATACATATAATAACTTTTTTGATTTAAAAAAAAGATTGCATATTTTTACGAAAACACCAAAAAGTAAGTGTTATCATGTAGCAGGATATTTTGTTATTGACATAAACGGTAAAGTTGATGTCTATTTTTGCCCAAAATACATATTTGTGCAACGGTATGATTATCAGGGTCCTTTTAAAACACAAGACGAAGCACTAGCATATAAATAAAACATGCTTCACATTAAAAAATTCGTAGACAAAGTATCATATTTAGAAGGAACTAAAACAAAAGATTTGGTACTACCGTTGAATGATGCAAGAATGTTAAGGGATGAAATTGCTAAATTATTAGCAGATTTGGTTGAACTAAATAATAAAAAGACAGAAGAAAAAATAAAGGTAGATATTAAAGGAAAAGGATTTAAATGAGTAGAACCCAACCAAAAATCATACTTGAACATGTTGATAAAGCAACATATAAAACCAACCAAATAATAGAATCTAGCGGGATATGGGCCGTTTATTACGATAACTGTCCAATAAATCTTAAAAGTCAACACTATCTGTCAACAGAAATTGCACCAAAATACAAAAAGACTAGTTTCAGTAATCCCGGACACGCTAGAAATTTGTGCCGTAAATTAAACAAATTATTCAAGACAGATAAGTTTACAGTTGTATTCTTGAATCAAGGCAGACAAGTTTATCCAGATGTCTGATGATAAAATTCAAATAACAAAAATTATCTATGATTTATTGAAGGAAAAGGGATGTCTAGACATTCCATTTGATAAAGTATTATTTCGTTGGTGGCAAACTGGTAAAAGTAAGGGGTCTTTTCGTCTTAAACCTGAGGGCAATTTAGCATTTCAGCAAGCAGAAATAGCAAGTTATAATTTTACTTTTGTTCACGATAAAAACCACAATATAGTAAAAACAATCTGGATGATGGGTAAGTTAATAAAGTGTCCTTTTTTCATAGATAAAAGTGACGACCCTAAATCTAAGCATACATACAATATTACAATCTATAACGGCAAAATTGCCAGTCTAATAATATTATATGGTGGGATAACAGAATTTTTAAAGGCTCAACATGAAAACTCCAATTATACTAACAGATAACAATAATCTATCTATACCCAATGAGTTGAACTTACATTTAGTCGCACATGGTTATAGATATCTACAACCCAATGGCTGGTTCAATGATTATCCCTGTGACCATGAAGGTACAATTCCATGGTACACATATCCTGCTGTTGCCTATTTAAAAGACATACTATCAAAAGACTTTAGAATTGTAGAATATGGAGCAGGGTATAGTACTTTATATTTTGCAGATAAAATAAAGCAACTTGTTACCATTGAACATGACATGGGATGGAAAGAAAATTTGTTGTCACAAAATAATAATTTGGACATACATTTAGTACAAGAAAATGCAGGAGTTCACCCAGAAGCATTGTCACTTGTTCAAGAATTTAAAGAAAAATTTACACAGATTAGAACAGAAAATTTAGAACATGATTTAAAACATGGATTAGTCAATGACAGTTTTGCCGGATATGCAAGTTACATATATCAAGCACCAGAATATTACTATGATATGGTATTGATTGATGGCATGGCTAGAGCCTTATGTACATATCTTGCTATCAAAAGCAATAGACTTAAAGAAAATGGAATAATAGTTCTAGACAACAGTGATCGCTGGCACTATAATCATATTCAGCAGTTATTACACGATAATGGATTTGGAAGAATTGATTTTTGGGGACCAGGCTGGAACAATCATCATGCATGGTGTACCAGTTTTTATAGTAGACAATTTGTACTAAATAATAATAGGTTGTTACGACCTATAACCAGCGAGTTTATACATATATGAAAAACGAAATCAAAAACCCAATTTTCGAACTTTTGAAGAGAAAAGTTAAGGCTCAAAAGCAAGCGCAGAACTCCTTTAATTCTAATAATGGAAAAAATATGAAAACTCAGGTCGGCAATACACGCCCAAATGTCATGCGTAAACAGGGTCGTGGATCTTAAGGCACTGTAAGTTATTGATTTTATTACAGTTATTCTGCTGAAAAAAGGCTTGACCTTTTCTAAATTACCCATTACAATACTTCAACATTATCACTGAGGGACTTTTATGTCTAAGTCTAAAACGGTATATATTGCATATGTCAGTTATCCTGCGGAGTTTTATTTCTCCGATGATAATTTGGATAAGCAAATTGAAATGGCTGCAGGTGTTGGTTCTGACGGCAGCGGTATGGGTTTTGGGCTTCGTGACCTTGATTTCGTCTTCGATACCGAAACTGAAATGCTTAACGCCGTAGAGAATATCAAGAATGTTCATAAGAACATTACTGTCGAAACTTCTGAATATAACGAGGATGAATAATCATGAAGTTGCATAATACTGTTAATGATACTGCTGTCCTCAGCAATGTTGGTGAGATTGGCGAGTTTCGTATTCGTAACAGTGCCAAGGCATTCAACATTCTGAGTAGCGGTCTTTATGCTAACAAGATTCGCGCTATCATTCGTGAATTGAGTTGCAATGCCGTTGACAGTCACAAGGCTGCAGGCAAGGATACTACTCCCTTTGATGTTCATTTGCCCAGTCTTTTTGAGCCTTGGTTTAGTATTCGTGACTATGGTACTGGTCTTACCCACGAACAGGTGACCAATATCTATACTACTTACTTTGAGTCTACTAAGACCAGCAGCAACGACTTCATTGGTGCATTGGGTCTGGGTAGCAAGAGCCCCTTCAGTTACACCGACAATTTTACTGTCACGGCTATCAAGGATGGCCGTAAGGGTGTGTATACTGCTTTTATCAATGACCAAGGTGTGCCTTCTATCGCACTTATGATGGAAGAACAGACCAATGACCCTGCAGGCGTTGAAGTCAAGTTTGCTGTTGAAAGTAACCATGACTTTGCAAAGTTTAATGCTGAGGCAGCAGAGGTCTATACTTATTTTAAGTTGCGTCCTGTAGTAACTGGCAAGAATTTTTCTTTTAAGAATATCAAGTACCGTGACGAAAATGTTGTACCCGGTGTGCATTATCTGTATGACCAACATACAAGTATTGCTATCATGGGTAATATCGCATATCCCATTCAGGTTCCCAATAAAGAACAGGTTTTGGGAAAGCTATCTCGCTTGCTTGATTTTGGTATTGCAATTGAGTTTGATATCGGTGAACTTGATTTTCAGGCAAGCCGTGAAGGTTTGAGTTACATTCCTGAAACTATCAATGCAATCAAGAAAAAGTTGTCTATGTTGGATGACAACCTGTATGTTCTTTTTGAAAATGAAGCAAACAAGATTACTAATTTGTGGGAACGAGCATTCTTTTTGTACAAAAAGTCTAGAGAACGCCTTTGGAGTATGTCTATATCAAAGTATGTTGCTAAAACTAACTTTCCTCTGTCTGACTCCGGTGGTGGCCCCCGTAAAATTATTGTTGAACCCCGTGATAAGGAAATGCACGAAAAGTACAATATCAAGATTGTACAATTTCTTGCACAGGGCAAGAGCGTAAAGGTTCCATCTTATTTTACCAACAACGATAATAAAGGGAAGTTTTATGAAATTCCCGTTGGAGAAGCTGTTTATTTCGTTGTTGACGATACCAATAAGGTTGGTGCTATCGAAAAAATCAAATATGATTGGTCTTTGAAGAATGTAGCATACACAAACACTATTTTGCTGCTACAGCCGTTCGATAAGAATTTGCCAATGGATACTGACAACTTCTTCAAGTCCATTCATAATCCTATGCCTGACCGTATTATTACTGTTAGCAATCTTAAAACTAAGCCTAGAAAAAATGTTCAAACGGATGTCAGTGCTAGTATTCTGAAGCTTGATATTAATCATTATAATGAAATTGCTAGGTGGAAGTTGGCTGGTAATACATCTGACTACGATGACAACACCACTTACTATTATCTGCCGCTTAATAATCGCACAGTTATTAGTGTTACACATAAGACCAATGAAAGGCATACTTTGTGTGAACTGGCTACCATGATGATGCAGATAGACTGTAAAATTAACACTATCTATGGTGTTCGTGTGTCTGACATTGAAGTAATTCGTAAGAAGACGAATTGGGTAAATTTGGAAACACATATCATCAAAAAATTGCAGTCGTGGACTAGTCAATCTATTTTGAATCTGGTAAATCATAGACTTGATATTGACAAATTTTACATGTACAATGTTAAGAATTGTGTAAATCAAAATAGTCCTTATCTGTCGCTTTACGAAGTCTTTACTAAAGTAAACGAAAGACATAATATTGGAAATATCACAACTACTGTTTTTACTTTGTGCTATTTGTACAATGAAGTAGAAAATGTTGGTAAATTTGAAATTTTGGAAAAGTTTAATGAGTGTCAACAAAAAGTTAACTATATCAACAAACGCTATCCATTGGTTAGTTGTTTGAATGATAGTTATCATAAGTTGTCGGAGCAGGTGATTGAGTATATTAATGCAATTGATAATCTTAAAGGAGATGTAAAATGAGTTATCCGTATATTGTTCAGGGGTCTAATATTACTGTTGTTATTGGTAATAAGCCCCACACCATCAGCAAGAGTCATGTTTGTTATAACCGCTTGCTTGAAGCCATCAAGGCTAATAAGTGGGATGTTGTAGCTGACATTATTGAACCAAAGAAGGTGTTGGTAGAGTTTGGTAAGGGAAATGTTAGTGTGCAGGGTGATACTGTCTTTTGGAAGGACCGTGAATTGCACAACTCTCTTACAAAGCGTATGGTTGCTATGATTCAGGATGGTTTCTCTGTAGAACCCTTGATTGCTTTCATGGATAATCTTATGGATAATCCAAGCAAGCGAGCCGTAACTGAACTCTATGGCTTCCTTGAGAAGAACAGTCTTCCAATCACGCCTGATGGTCACTTCCTTGCTTACAAGAAGGTCCGTTATGACTATAAGGATTGTCATAGTGGAACTATGGACAACAGTGTGGGTAAGGTTGTTGAAATGGAACGCAAC